CGACACCACAATTATGACACTTGTATACTAGATCCGTTTTCACACGGATGAAGTATCCTCGCGCCTTGTTCTTGTACTTTTTAGAGTCACCACAGTAGGGGCATCTGAAATTCCAGAGACCTTCCTTCTTTCGTGCAAACTTATCTAATCTACCCGATAGGAGATTGACGTATTTGGTCTCTATGTAATTCATGCACACCTTCGGATGTGCTTATATTAACAGATGAAGCAGGTGTTGTCAAGATCTGCTTAAAAATTCTCTGACCGATAGGAGAAATCAGGACACTGATCACTGCTAGTGCTCCTGCAATGCTCCACATCTTCTTTTCTAATACTCTGAGTCTATCATCAATCAAACGGATGTCTCTCTCACATCCTCTCTTAATTGCATTAGTCTCTCTTTTAAGATCTTCTGATAATCTATCTAATTTTTCAAATAGAATAGCATCAACCTGATCCTGTTTATCTAACTTCTCATTATGAACAGCAAGAAGTTTCCCCATTTGTATGGAGTTATCTTGTAGGGTATCTACAACTCTTTCTAGTCTCTCAATTATTGCTGTATTAAGATTCTGTTCCATCGCTAGGATTACTGAAAGTTAGAACACGATTGAATGAGTCCTGCGATTCTCCACATGCGTTGCTGAACTTTGCTTGGTTCTGTTTCTGAGACAACGAACCGTATGCTTTCATTACCTTTGAGGCAACGTCAGGTGTAATTTCAAACTCTTCTCCATTAAGAAACTTGATTGCTCCAGTGCATTTCTCATCAGCACATTGCTTGATCTTACCAAGATTACCACTGGCGCTAAAACTTTCGGTAGCAGACTTAGGACCTACACCACCAGCAGCGGCTCTCTTCATGCCTGCTACTTTGGTCTGGAGGGACTTCTGCATCTCCTGCTTTTTAAGTGCGATCTTCTTTTTCTCCATCGCAATTTTTTGCTGAACTTCCTTTTGCTTCATCTGCTTTTGCATCTGAGCTGCTTTAGGGTCAGCTTCCTCGGGAATATTTTTCATTGCTTTCATTCGCTTATCCATATAAAATTTTGCTGCTTGACCAGGAAATACTCTTTCAATCTCCACCTCACCTCTGTAACGTGGATTGATTAGAAGACGCATCTTCTGTCTCAGTTCAGCAGGACTGTTTGCATAGATGATAGTTTCACCTACCTCAGGGATACGAACTTTGTACTGAAATAATCTGGAAGGAACTTGACTGTCTCTAGGACAAGTTGTAGATTCCTTTACAGTTTTTTTCTTCCTCTCCTCTCTATATTTTTTCACATAAGGTTGATCCTTGATCTTGTTAAATGCTTTCTTGCGAAAGTCTAACACGGGATCAAAGCCTGCAGTAGGACCAGTAGCAGCGGATGATCCGCTAAACCCACCAGTTCCAACACTCATTGTAGGAGATTCGTTGACGTTCATATCTGTTGCAGGATTTCAAAAATGTCTGGATCTTCTTCCAGATTATCTAACCAATGTTCTGGATATCTATTCATCCAATGAAGGAATGCCTTTAGTAAAGGCCAATATTCCCTTTCTAGTTTATAGAATAATAGTGGCGTTGCCGCATCATCAAAAACATTATATAAAATCACGAGATGATTAATTATCAGGTGACTCCTGAGAGGACCTCCACGCAAGTATCTCTTGAATAATCTCTTGAGATACTTGAAGCGTTTCATGTCTTCGTCAAAATCCTCACGAGTTACACTCTGAGGATTCTCATAATTTTTGATGGCGAACAGGACAAAGTTGTCCTCGTTAAGTTCACCAAAGTTCATTTATTATTAAGAGATAGTTAGGGTCTTGTCAGTTCCAGATCCACCTGCTCCAATAACATCGCCAGCGACGAATGCTTTGTCAGATGTTGCGCCACCTGTGGTATCTACGATAGTACCAGAGATAGTTTGTGCTCCGATGCTAAGTGTTTCTGCCTGAGAAGGTACAGTAAAGTCAAACTCTACTCTGTTAGTAGTAGTTCCTCTAGCATATGTAGCAGTTACAGCACCAGTTGTTGATCCAGTGACTGCAAGTGTTGCTCCAGCGGTAACAGTAACTTTCTCGTTGTAGATAACAACGACAGTTCCAGTGTCACCTTGATCAAGTGCTTCCTGCTCAAAGAATACTGCAGTAATATCTGCTGCTCCAAGAGTATTAGTTCCTCTAGATCCAGCACCTACGAGACCATCAACTGCAACGATGACCTCATCCCAGAATTCGGTCTGGTCTCCTTTTTTATAGTGACGTAAGACCCATCCTTGCTCGGTAGCGAAGACCTGTGACGGATCAACAGCGCCGCCTTCTACAGCCCACTTGGGCTTAGACTCGTCTGCGTCAGTAACACCCCAAAGTGGCATGGTAAAAACTCCTTGTCTGTTGTATTAAACTAATATTATTTATAAAAATAGACCCCCTAAAGGGGTCTAATTATTTAATCGCGTGTTTTGATGGCTTCTGCAACCTTCGCAAGAAGTTCGTCGTCAGCAGTAGTCTTGGTCAATTTGACTGCCTTTCCTAAGATAAGAAGACAGATTTCAATTAGTTTTTCACCAAGCTCTGCGTCGTCGGGGATCTTAGCGACAGCAGAATCTACAACCTTGTATGCTAGTGGCATAAGAAATGATAACATGGTAGCTCCATAATAGTGTCTACCAATATATAGGTGCTTACGAACCTAGTCCGCGACCTTTCTTATAATTATCCTCACCACCGTAACGAGCCATGGTATCAACATAAGATTGCGTGTCTTTGAAACCTGCTTTCTTTGCTTTGTTAGCTTGTTCTTTTTTTCTGTCTGCCATCTTTTTGTACTTTCCAGTACCAACGTCAGACTTCTTACCTTTGACTTGCTTCTTACCTTGTGGATTGATTGGTTTCTTTCTAGAAGACATAAGTCCACCAGACTTAACCAAATTCTTACGAACTGCTGCCATAGCAGAACCTTTCATAGTTCCACCTTTCTTGGATTCGTTACCAGTCTGAGGATCCTTTCCAGTCTCCTTAGCATAACGAGTGCGTTCGTAAATAGAAAATGCTTTCTCTACAAGGGTATCTTTAAGTGCATTGAAAGTTTCTTTTGAGATTTCTTTTTGGATCTCTTTTGTGCTTTCTTCTGCACTGTCATAAGCGTTTTCCTCATAAGTGTTTGCGAGTTGACCATCGGACTTACCCATAGGTGCCGATTCATGAGTAAATTTCATACCCTTAGTTGCTTTATCCTTAAGTGCTTGACGCTTCTTAGGATCCATGTTCTTTTCATACTCTTTGAATGCTTTAGAACCATATCCTTTTAGATCACCTTTCTTAGGGCCTGTGTATACTCCCTCAGACATTTTTGCTTTTGCTGCTTTGATTCTATCAAGAAACTCTTTTCCACCTTTCTGTTTCTTGATTTCATCGTCAGTCATCTTCTTACCAGACTTATTATTAGCAGCGTATAGTTTACTCTGCATATCATTGGCACCAGTAAGTCTACTTTCATCTACATTCTCAAACTCTTCATTTTTTACACCAGCTGGTTTGACTGGACGATTCTTCAGAGGAGTTTTGGTAAAATGCTTTCTATGATCTTCTGGTGGATTACCGCGTTTTGCATATGCACCACCGCGAGTATCTGATCTTGGATCCTCACCACGTTTTACAGCATCTTTAATACCACTGATTTTCATAGAACGATTCTTTTCATCAGATCTTTTGAATCCGTATGGTTTAGATTTCATCTTATCACGCAAAGATGACAGCTTTTTATCTACTTTCTTATCGGGGAAAGGTTTCTTTTCTTCATCTACATCAAGGAAGTTTACATACTTATTATGCTCTTTTTGTCTTAGTTTTTTCTTAGCGATAGCACCTGCGTCTCTCTTAAAACGATCTGAAGGTTTCAGACTTTGCTCGTTCTGTACATCAGGACCGTCATTGACATCTTCCTTACGACGTTTCTTCTCACTCTTAGTGTGATCAGAACCTGTACAGTCCTCAGCTTTATGATCCTTCTCGTAAAGATCTTCCTTTTTAGGGTTGATCTTTACGACTTCCTTCTTCTTTTTTTCTTCTAAGTATGTATTGAAATCTAACATAATTAACCGTTGTAATTAGAACGTGCTTTGATGTCTGCCATCTTACTGAAACGTTCCTTCTCTTTCTGTCTGGTGATTGCGCTTACAATTTTACCAGATTTATCCTGTGCCTTAGAACCTTCCTTGGTATTCAGTCCTTTGCTAAGTGCATCGCGACTCAGGTTACCTGCTCTACGATACATTTTAGTTTCTTTTTTCTTGTCAATAGGTTTGTAACCTTCTTCAACCTCATCACCTTCGTGTGGAATGGTATTACCATCAGCATCTTTCTTATGATGCTCAAGAATGTTTTCAATCTCTTCCCATTTGAACAGACCTGACTCAACAAGAGATTCAATCTGATCAAAGTCTTCACCTAATCTCTTAGCAACTTTGTCGCTACCTTTAGATACAAGACGTGCAGTCTTACCAACTGCTTTCTTAAGA